TTAAGGGCTGATACAAACCAGATAAGTGCGATAGTCTGCATTGCAATAGCAAACACCAAGGTCACTGGTACGGTCTTAGATAAGTGCCAAGGTTCTGTACTCATTTTGGATAAGTCTTTCTGTCTAATTCAAAGTGTGGTGCATCATAGAAGCTCTTCCAGTCCCCACCCCATACGATGGGAATGTCAAGCTCTTCTGCTGCTGCCTTCATGGCTTCTGATACGACCTCAAAGCGTTCAAGGTCATTCCAGTCTACAGGCCAAGGAACCATATCAACTGCATGGCCTGTAATGTGTCGTGAGTTCATTGTAGTTGACTTACCAGCCTTATACAACTCACGCTGACGGTTGATGTTACGGATACCTTCTATCACCGTAAAGTCTTGCTCAGTGATTGTGATGGCTAGTTTAACTACAGCAACAAGATCAGGATGTACACCTGACAGGCTCTGTAGACTACGTGTTCCTAATCTGTAGGGCATACGTTAGTTCCTTTTTTAGTTAGGTGCTACAGGCCAAGCGACATCGTTCGGAAAGCCAGCCTGTTGTGGCACATCAAGCAATGCCTGACGATACACGCCCCAAGCAGTTTGCTTGTCCGCTGAAAGAGAAGCCCAGCGCAAAGTATTGCCAGCTATAGTGTCAACTCTAGCCAATAGGTTGTCCCGCTCTCTACGAAGCTTCTTAGACAGTGTTGCATCTAGTTCAACTTGTGTTGGCGGTGCGTATGGTGCGACATCACCCTTTGCGGCCATCGCTGCCAACAAGTCATCGTTGTTAACCGTCATATCAGTGTCGGCTGGGTCCAATGTGTAGGGAATCCAGCCATGATCTGGGTGGTTGATTTCACAGTCAATCCAACCGTTGTTGTTGTTGATGTATCTTGCGTTACGGTAGTTCATCTTAGGAAACCCTTAACCAAAGTGAAATTGGGTAGTCATTATAAGATGTTGTTGTTGCATAAGAAGCCATCAGTCGCCAAGTTCCAGACAGAGTTCCATACCCACCTTGACCAATCTCAAAAATAGAGCATGGTTGTAGTAAAGAACCAGCTATTGTCGAGCCTATGGCTCTGTAAGGGACATTGATTGCTTGCTCCTCCGCAAAACTGTAAGACCCGACGGACCCAGCAGAAATGCCTGCTGTAGCCGCAGCCACTTGCTCTGTTGTCGGTATGGACGACGGGGCCAGCGCCAAAACTGCCGCCTTAACATTAGCAGGCGACACAAGGCTCTGTGTAGTCCCAGTACCCGCCTGCCATGTCCCAGTTGCCTGATCCCCAAGAAGACCCGTCTGAGTACCAGCAGTGTCCACAACGTATGTGTTATCTTCAAGCGCAAGCTGGTTGGTTGACTGGTTAAAATATGCAAATCTAATCCAAGCTGAATCAGCTTCGTTACGAACCCACAGCCAGTTTGTATCTGTCTCATACCACAACATATTGGCAAAGGTAGTTGCAGGGGCTGTTGTGCCAGAAGACAAACTTGCCAAAGCCCCCAAAGCATTATTAAGGTCTGCCCTAGTTGCTGATGCCGTCTGGTTGGCAATATTAAAATCGTGTTGGCTCATGTGTTCCTCACATTAAAATTCTATTGTTGCGCTTAGGTTAATCAAAGACGGTGTGTAGGTAGCGTTAGTGCTGTTTAGAACAGCTTTAAGCTTAAATGCGCTGCCAATTAAGAAACCACCATTGGCTAACGTCCACGGTCCCCATACTGGGGATGCGTTAGGGTCATCTTCTGTTGATGCTGCGTACACAGTAACGTCCACATCGCCCCACCCAGCATTCTCATCAGTCCAGTCATCGAACAGGTCAGGCCATGTGTCAAAGGTACTGGGTATAGCATCCCACAACAATGCACCATTATCGTATTTACGGTCAAAGGTTCTGAAGCCTGTAACACGACAGTTCTTTACACCTTGACCCGTTTCAGCAAAAGAACCAAAATCGTATGTGCCAGTAGGGTTAGCTGCGGTTGTATCGCTGATTTCTATGGCAGAACCAACGAGAAGTATGTTCGTCTTAGCGCCAGTAAAGGTTGGGTCTTCGGTTACGGTAACTGTAATACCAAGCGAAGGGATTTCAGTCGGTAGGATAACAAGTGAGGTTGCGTTCTCACTAAAGTTACCCTCTTTGTCGTAGGCACGTATAAAGAATGTACCACTTCTTGCAGGTAAAGACACTGACGTACTTGGACGAGCTACTTTATCAACGACAGTGCTTGAAGTCCCCCATGTTCCCCCGATGGTAGCTGAGTTATGCCTAATCTTATAATGACTAAGGTCAGCGTCAGGGGTTGCCGTCCAAGAGAGAAACAAAGACCCGCCAGACAACTCATAGTCAAAACCAGTTACGTCTGAGGGGTCACCTAGCCAAGGGTTAACTTCTACGTTTACTACATACTCCCATTCACCTTTAACACCAAAGGTATTTATACCTCTTGCCCTAAAGTCATAGAAGTTTGTCTCTAAGTCAACCACTTCGTATTGACCAATAGGGCCAGTTCCCATCTTCTTCCAAGTTGTCGCAGAGTTAAGTTTAAACTCAGCTTCAATTCGATCAAGATACACATCGTCGGTTGCAGTGACGGTGATTGTAGCTACGTTAGTAACTTTCTCGTTAACAACTTGTGCAGTGACAGAAATTGGTACAAAAATACCAACTGGCTGTACATAGAAGGGGGAGGGGAGATTAGTGTTATCACGCTCGTAGATAATACCATCATCTACCTCATCGAAGACACTTTCGGCTGTCTCCCGCAAAGTCATTTCTGTCTGTAAATCAAGACCATCAGTTAAACCAAAGTTCCAAGCTACAACTTCAAAAGGCTTGCTAGACCAACCAAAGCGAGTATTAGTAATCCTAACATTATCGCCAACTTGCAGACCCAAAGTCCTCAAACCAAAGGATGCATTGATGGTAAGCTGTTGACGATTACGCTCAAGTGTAATTAGGGCTAAACGACGAGCCTCAATAGAAGTATCCGTGAACGACAGGTTAACATCTGCTACAGATTCTTGACCCCCATCAGCAGCAAGGAAAGAAGCATTAGTTCGTTGGGGGTAGTCGGTGACTTGCCAGTTAGTCTCTTCACCACGGAAAGTACCTTTGATTGTGTTGAAGTTGTCCCTACGGGAGTGACGAGTTGAAACACTTACACTAGAACGAAAGTCATCTTCGTTAAGGTCCATGACAGGGGCAGTCCAGTAGGAAGGCTTCATCCGCCACTTACCCTGTGCATACCACAATGACCCACCCATAGAGGTGAGCAGGTTGCTTATTGTATCGTAGGGAGTAGAACCTGTAGTGAATGAACCATTACAAGTGAACCGCTTTGTACCTGCAATGGTATTAGTCTGGTTACAGACAGTTACAGCAGCGTTAACTAGGTCATCATCAATGTTAGCTTCAAGTTCACCAAGACCATAGCCTGTAGTAATGAGATAGTCCCGTAGGCATAGCGCAGGGTTATCTGACCAAGCAGTTAAACCTGTTGATGGGTTCTTAACCTTCTTACCTTTTACTGTCGCTGTAAATACAGGGATACCATTAGGGAAAGCATCTTGGTTGTATTCCATCTTGACATACATATAGGCAATGCCACTAAGTTTACACTGACCGTTCCACTTACTTGATGCAGCAATAAGGTCATCATCAGCAGGTTGTATAGGAGACCCCAGATGGAAATTAATAGTAATTTTACCATTGTACCTTGTTGAGGTGCTACCATCACCTGAGTAAACTAATGGGACATTACCTGATGCTGCTGTAATATCAGCCACATCAATGTATTCATCGTTTATGTATATACGCTCAAAGGAGTCAATCTCATGTCCAGCGACACCAATAATACGATGAAGGAACTTGTTGTTGGAGCCTGTAGTCTCATCATAAAGGATAGCTCCACCAACTTTGACTTCACCATAGATAATCTGATGATCTAAGGCTGTACCGCTAGTGTTAGTCTGATAACCACGGTCTGAACCTGCGGAGGAAGGTTTAGGGGACAAAGCACCAAGAAGGGCATTAACCCCAAGGGACACAAGAATTTGTCCAGCAAGTCCAGCCGAAGCAAGCCAGACACCCGCCGCAGCGAAAAGACTAGCTCCCCCAGAGTATGCGGCTACTGCAACAGTTAGAGCGGTAAAGACAGCCATTATAAAACCTTCTCGTATTTTGTTTCGATCTTAGAATAGCCCAACCTAGACATAAGAGGGTCTATCGGGTTCATTTCTGTCGTTGTAACGTGTAAACTCTTAAAGCCATCTTTTCTAACGCAGTCTTCAGCGAACTTGAACAGCTTGTAGCCTGTAAGGCCAACCCTGTAATCTTTGTCCAAGAAGATAACATCTGCGACAGCAAGAACAGACCCTTTTGAGTGCAGGTCAGGTGTCGTTACGACAACAAAGTAACCAACCAACTTTAGGTCATCTCTGCAAGTAAAGATCATTAGTGAACCTTGTTCCTCTAAGAGGTTATAAATATCCCAGTCTGGGTCAAGGTTCCGTAGTTCTTTATTATGCTCAATCTCCTCGTAGTCTTTTTGGAGGAGGTCACCTACGTCTTCTTTAAAGTCACCTAAGAACTCTTGTTGATACTTAAGATGCACTCTTCTTCCCCCAAGTTAGGGGCTTATCCTGCATGTCTTCGAGGAAGTTTAACCCTTTGTCGTTAGGATACACACTCTTCTGATAAGCAGAGGTAAAACGTGCGACTCTAGCCCTCTCAAGGTCAATCAACCTGTTCTCGACCTTAAGCTCAATAGTGGATGTTTCAGCACTATCCTCAATGTTCATTTGATCCATGTAACCTGAGAACAACTGGTTGAAGACATTCTCCCCTTGAACACCAAAGTAGATGTTACACACACGCCCCTGATAAGGCTCTGTGAGAGCTAAGGAGAGGACTTCTGATGGGACACCGCTTAACGTAAGGGTAGCCCCTTTAACGGCCATCTCAGCAGTCTCCTCAATAGCTGAGACATTTAAGAGGTTTCCAGTGCCAAGCCAGTCATTAACACCATCGTTAAATGTCCCTTGACCTGTCCACATACGTAGTATTTCACTGTCGAACCGAAGCTCAACGGCAAAGAATGGGTAGACGACATCATCATCTATTGCAGCTAGGGTAGTTGCAGTCAGGTCACGAGACATTTAATCATCCTTTATTATGGCTTAACAGGCCACACGACATCATTTGGGAAGCCAGACTGTTGTGGTACATCAAGCAGAGCCTGACGGTAGATTGCCCAAGCTTCCTGCTGTTCTGCTGAGAGTGTAGCCCAGCGCAGGGCATTACCAGCGATAGCGTCTACTTCAGCTAACATACCGTCACGTTCCATGCGAAGCTTCTTAGACAGTGTTGCATCTAGTTCAACTTGAGTGGGAGGGACATATACCTCGACATCACCAGCGGCTGACATAGAGGCCAGAAGATCGTCGTTGTTGATAGTCATGTCAGTGTCTGCTGGGTCTAACGTGTAGGGTATCCAGCCAAAGGTTTCATGTTCGATCTCACAGTCGATCCAACCGCTGTCGTTGATGTACTTTGCGTTGCGGTAGTTTGTCATTATGAAATCCTTAACCAAAGTGAAATTGGGTAGTCATTATAAGATGTTGTTGTTGCATAAGAACCCATCAGTCGCCAAGTCCCAGACAGGGTTCCATTCCCACCTTGGCCAATCTCAAAAATAGAGCATGGTTGTAGTGAAGAACCAGCTAGTGTCGAGCCTATGGCTTTGTAAGGGACATTGATTGCTTGCTGCTCCGCAAAACTGTAAGACCCAACAGAGCCAGCAGCACTGGCAGAAGTGGATGGCACACCGCCCCTGATGGTGGCGCACTGGACACCACCCGCCGTATTGATGGCATCCGTTGCTGTGCTGGAGACATAAATCTTCTTGCCATTATAAGCACGTAGCCAAGTGGTGTCCTGCATGTGGAAGCCGCCACCGTAAGTTGCGTTATACCAACCAGTAGCACCAGTGGTTCTGATCCAGTTACTAAGTGTAAGAGTCGTACCTGATCCGTTGTTTTGTAAATATGATGCAGACGAAAGCCCATCCAGCAAGTCAGCATCTAAGCCAGAGCCAGCGCCGTCTACAGTCTTGATAGCAGCTAAGAGCTGTGCCGCTGTCTGATCCGCAGTGGCCCCAGCTTCGATGCCATCTAACTTTGCACCATCTACTGATACGTTACGACCATCAAAGGTAGAGTTGGTTGTGATAGCACCAGTCATGGCCCCACCAGCTCTAGGGAGGGCATTAGTTGCAAGTGTTCCCTGAGCTGCCGTTGCGTAAGCTGTGGAGGCTGTAGCTGCGGCAGTACCAAGTGTTGGTAGTCCTGACAGGTCAGAGTAAGCACCTGTGGTCGCTACAGTAGCAAGAGTGTTGGGATCAAACGGGGCGGGGGTGTTGGTGAGGTCGGCGTAGTCACCTGTGGTAGCCACTGTGGCAAGAGTGTTGGGATCAAACGGCGCAGGTGTATTGAGGAGGTCGGCGTAGTCACCTGTAGATGCTACTGCGGAAAGACCAAGGTTTGTACGTGCAGTGGCTGCATCATTAAGGTCAGACAGGTTGTTACTAAGTAATAAAAAACCTGCTGAATCAAAGGCACCTTGGTTCCACGTACTGCCATCCCAGACACTCAGGGTGGTCGTTGTGGTGTTCCAGTATAGCGCACCAGTAAGCAGTGCATTACCATCGTTATCTAGTGTAGGGGCAGATGCTTTAGCCCCAAGGTATCTGTCATCAAAGGCGTCATAAGATGCAGCGGCATTAGATGCTGAAGTAGATGCCTCAGATGCTTTAGTTGTAGCGGTAGATGCTGAGGCACTTGCGTTAGTCTCTGCAAGTTCTGCTGCCACTTGTGATGCAAGGGCTTCACTTGCTGCGGTAGTAGCAATAGCCTCTGGTGCAACCCATGCTGTGCCAGTGTAGAACTTAAGAACACTGTCTGTAGTGTTGAAGTAGATGTCGCCATCAGTCAGCGGGTTACCGCTAGTGTCTACCGTAGGGTCAGTTGCATGAGCGCCTAAATACTGATCCCCAAACTGGTTAAACAAGAACTCAGTGGCAGCTTCAGCAGCTTGAGCAGCAGCTACAGCAGCATCAAGGTCTGCTGTAATGTTATCTGAAGTGTAACTAAGACCATCGTCGGAGGTAAAGACAAACGTACCTGATACGTTATCATAGGATACGCCAGTCCAACCCTTACCTTGCGCACCAGCCCCTTGAAGAACGCCAAGGGTAAAGGCACTACCACTCAGTGTACCAATGTCGTTACCTGTATCAACGACAACAAGGCTGGCCCCAATATTAGTTGTACTAAGAATTGACCAACCTTTACCTTGTGCATCAGTGCCCTGAAGGGTGCCAAGAGAAAGTGTACCACCACTCAGTGTACCAATGTCGTTACCTGTATCAACGACAACAAGGTTTGTCCCGATATTAGTCGTATCAACGATTGATAAGTTATACTTAGACATTGTGATTAAACCCTTGTAATATCTTTGATAACTTGGATACTGAAGGTTTCCGAGGAACTAACTGTCGTATCTGGTTCGATAAACTCAACATCAGCATCTAACTTTGTTAGGGGCCAGATGTATGTTTCAGCGTCAGTTGCAGACATAGTAAACACACCGTTGGTTGGGTCAGTCTTGACTACAGTAAGGGCTTGAATGAGAAGGTCGCTTTGATCCCTAACCTGACAAGCAATAGTAAACAGAGTAATATCTACAGCATTACCTTGGTTCTCAAGAGTTAGTGTAAGCTCAAAAGTGTCGCCACGTTTGTGGGTGATAATTGCCATTTCTTTTCCTATTTAGTTGATAACTTCAACGGCATCAAAACTGATACCGTAAATGCTTGATTGGTTAATCTGCCAAGATGTTGTAGTAGAAGCTAACCTAAAGAGACCCTTAGTGTTAATCAAGGTAACTACTTCGTCATCACTAAGTGTACGTCTTGTGCTAGGCCAAATGTCAAGTGAGACTGTACCAGTTGCGGATGTTGTTACTGTAGTAAGAACCTTGTGTAAGGTCGAACTAGCACCAGCGCCAAACTGAACGTAGTCCCCAGCAATAAGGAAGTTAGCTCTGTTTAGTGGTAGTCCCTTGAGGCTAATAGTATCGCTTGGTGTTTGATTACCATTAACCCTTGGGGTACCAGCACCAAGAGAGGCAGTACCTTGAGGTGTAACGCCATTAGGGTCACCAAGAAGAAAAGTCCCTACAGGTCCCTTAAGTGCCGTTAGCATGGACACCCAAGGTTCAGCCAAGTCTTTATGAACTGGTGGGATAGTGATAGAGGCTTCCCACTTCTGTCCTGTGTGAGCAATTACTTGCTGCTTGAAGGTGAATGGGGACTGAGAGGTAGCTACAGCACTAACTGCACGTAATTCAATACTCTCAATCCCGATAGAGGTTGGTGTAGATAGTGGATAGCTAATAGCCATAGTGTATATTCCTTAACTG